GTCATGAACTTCTTCTGCATGGCCTCAGTGTAAATCTGCGGATGAGCAATGAACTGATGAAGACGCAAATACTTCTCAAGAATCAGCATCGCACCAAACTGCTTCTCAATGGCATCCTCCACATTACTGACCAGCACCTTGAACTTGCGTTCCTCCATAGCACAGACAAAGTTAAGCTTATGTGCCACATGATTCGGTGGTTCCGGCATCTTGTCACTCAGTAGTGTAATAGAGCGTCGCTTGATGATGTTACCAGCCGTATTCTTAATTACAGAGCGCTTGAGTAGGCTCTTGTCACAGCCTAGCCAGAGCGCCAGGTTCTTGAAATCGCTAACCTTGTTCTGTACGGGTGTCCCACTCAGAATCCAGCGACGGGGTGCCTGAATCTTGGACACCGCCTGGTAGCGTGCCGTCTTGGGCCCATTGCGGATGTAGTGACCCTCATCGAGAATGATGCGGTCCCATGGGAAGCCACACAGATGCGTGCTGTTCGTCTTGACTGCACCGTAGCTACAGATAAAGACCTGTGACTCGGTGACCTTTGAGCCTGTCCACTTACCACCGACAAGTGCACAGCTGTTGATGCGTGCCTGCACAAAGGCACCAGTCCACTGTGGTACTAGTACAGGTGGTGCAACGATGAGCGTCAGAGCCACAGGTGCATTGACCAGCAGACCAATAGTCTGCCACGTCTTTCCCAGGCCCATATCATCACCCAGAATACCACCACGGCACCACATAGCATTCTCAGCTTCCCGCGCCATCATCCAGTGAATGCCCTCTACCTGGTGCTCAAGGTACGCAAAGCCCTCATAAGGAGTCTTAATATCAGTTGTCATTGCAACTGATATAAATACTTGTAGGTTTCTCAACTGAAAAAATCACACAATATGACTTCAACTTTTCTATATTTTTCTAATATCAAACGCGCTTGGTCTTTCGATTAATCTTACTTTTTCTAATACCACGCTTAGTCTTACGGTTAAGCCGTCTTTTATTTGATTTTCCACCAGTAATTCTTGACTTACACGAACTTGGATTTGCTGTACAAACATCGATAAGCATCATATTTGCTCCACCAACATGGCGACTATTTATCATCTCTTCTGCATCGTTTACGTCCATAAATTCGTAAGGACCCATTGGGTCTGGTTGAATACTTACGATAGCACGTTTGGGAATAGACTGCAGTGACATTACACCCCCTGATTAATGAAGTGAATTTTTAGTCCTTGGCTCTTAGCCCAGTTCTCAACAGCAAGCAGATTATCAGATGCCTTGCGACCAGTATGAATATTGTGTTGCTTAAGAAATGCCCGGAGCCACTTATCATTATTAATCACATCAAAACTACGTACATCGTGTGGTTCTACTGTCTTATTTGGCTTAACAAACTCAGTTTGTGTCATAATACCATACATATCCTTAACATCCTGCGGAATAAGCTCCTCAATATACATTGGATACACTACATTAGAATTCATTGTGCATTCACCGGATGAGTGACCTGACGCACAGCAACGCCGACATTGTAGACTATCCTTAACAGGACATGAATCATGCTCCACATTCTTACCCAACCACAAGCGACAAGTATCACAAGGCATCTACTAAAGTTTCTATGTATATAGAAGAATGAGCGGAACGATTGTTCAATTTTATTTAATTCTTCGCAACGCTACAAAGGTGTATCACTGGAATACTAAATCTTATCCCAGACACAAGGCCACAGACCAATTTGTTGAAAATATGGATAAACTCATAGATAGATTTGTTGAAGTCTATATCGGTCGCTACGGAAGGGATAAGGCTTTATCTAAAGATATGGATGTAAAGTTACCTGGATTCAATGAAAAAAATATAATTGCCTTTTTTGAAGAGGCGCGTATATGGTTATCAGTAACCTTACCTCCTATGCTAAAAACACACGATACAGACCTTATTAATATTCGTGATGAAATGTTGGCTGAAATTAATCAGCTTTTATATTTATTCACACTCAGTTAAATACCAGTTGAACCGAAGCCACCAGAACCACGCTCAGAATCAGGCTTAGGAAATTCACTGACAGTCCGTACAATATAGACATGATGCCATGGCTTTGCCGAACCAGACACAATCTGAAATAGCCGTGTTCCAGTCTTAATAGTCTCTAGATTATCACCGAATAGCATCTTGACAGCTCCCATAAGAGGACCGCGGTATCCTGAATCAATAAGACCCTTTGAATTGGCACAGATAAAGGGTGTCTTACTAATACTTGAGCGTGGCATAAGCCAATATGCACGTGGCTCCATGACACCATTCTTGACCTTGACTGCACAAGCAGAAACAATACCAAACTTAAGAAAACACGTGTCACCGCGGTTCATGTAGGTCTCATTTTCACAATAAACGTCAAAGCCAGAATCGCGCTCCCCACTGTCCTTCATGTTATACTTCGTAGCAGCATCACTGTACAGCGTAAAGCTTGAATCATCAGGAACACATAGATAGAGTTCAGTCATCTTTTTTAACAAAGGCTTAAACACATCATAAAGACTCAATTTTTAACGAATTTGGTCATATCCCGATATTTATAAATAATATTTATAAATATTAGGTGAATGAAGGTATCATCATACAGTCCAAAAAATTTTGACCATTTGGACCTTGTAATAACAGGCAATCTGTTATTTACAGCAGGATTAACACTTTTTCTAATATTTCTCATATGTTATTTTATAATTCTTCCTTTTAATTGCATATTATTTCCAGCAACGTCATCAAGTTCAGACCCAACAAGTATGGGCTTTGGAATGAGCACATGCTCTTTTAACTGGATGAATCCATCTGCTTCAAATAAATGTAATGGACTTCCTCCTTTTCCAATTTTCTTTGTTCTTTCTGTCTTTGTTTTAGTCTTCGGTTCCTTTGTTATTCATAATTATGCAAAAAGATAAATTGCAGTCAAAGAGCAAGATTTAAATACAGGGTAACCTATAAGAACCAGTCCCAGGTCAATGGAGACTTCGGGTATCAAATATATAGGTAGTAAAAACAGTTTATTAGAGCCTATTGTATCCTTAGTCAATCGGTACGTTCCTCTAATACCCGGACGAAAACCAGTATTATTAGATGCTTTTACAGGAACAACCCGCGTGGCTCAAGCCTTTCGACAACAGGGTTGGAATACTGTAACTAGTGATTTATCTTGGGCTTCCGAAGTCTATGCAAAAACCTTTTTACAGACAAATTCAAATAAACACCTTGAGCCCCTTATTCAGAAATTAAATAATATAAAACCCAAAGAGGGTTGGATTACAAAAAATTATTGCGATGTACTTTCTGAAGATGGGACTGTTGTACGTGTCTGGCAACCTAAGAACGGTATGAAAGCAGATGCAATTCGCGATGAAATTGAGCGACTATATAAACAGAGTAAGATAAGTGACCAAGAAAAAGCCACACTAGTAACTGCTCTTATCTTTGCCTTAGACAAGGTTGATAATACTGTAGGAATCCAACAAGCCTATCTTAAAAATTGGTGCACCCGTTCATATAACGATTTGAATCTTATTTTACCTAAGGTTGTACCACTCAAGATAAATCCAACATCCAAACACATAGTTGGAAACTGTCTTGAAATACCATATGAACCTTGCGATGTAGCCTATTTAGACCCGCCTTATAGTAGTCACACTTATTTTTCATATTATCATATTTGGGATAGTATAGCGCGCTGGGATAAACCAGAAGTTTCCTTAAAGACGAATCGTCGTATTGATAGAGTGACTGCATCAGATGAATATGATGATAGTATGAGTAGTCCTTGGAATTCTAAAGTCAATGCTCTTAAGGCTTTTGAAAAGCTCATTAAACGATTACCAGCCAGATATATATTAATAAGTTATAGTAACGAATCACTTGTACCAATAACAGACTTGGTAGACCTCTGTCGCAAATTTGGACCCATTCATGTCGAAGAGATTGATTATAAGCGTAATATTATGAGTCAGCTTATCAGTAAGGAGGAGGTCGATATGAATGAAACTAAGGAGTATTTGATTTTGCTAAAAAAGAAATAATGCGTGACCTACAGCAGGTGATTACGTAAGACACAGGCAATCTTTTTATTATTTCCGAATATAAATTGTTTAGAAAAGAAATTTAGCCATTTCAAAATTACACTTTAAAATTAAACTATATAAAGCACATTGACATGTTTTACATATCAATATGTCGGTGGCCAAGATTGAAATCGATGTAGTAAATTATAGTGGAAGAAAGGATTTCTTTGTTTATACTGAGTACCAAGATAGCAAAAATTATAATATAGTTGTCAAACGCTTGGATTCATCAGGGGATGGTTGGACTGAAGGATTAAAGGTCTTTGTGTCTTATCTTGAAAATGGTGTAACTGAAACAGTTGTCGTAGGTTCATCAAAAGAGCAGGAAAAGCGTGTACTTAAGACGGTTGGGTTTGATTTACAGCGTGCCGACCCGGTTAAAGTACCATCACCCTATACCTTAGTACCATACCCTGAACCTCAATATATTAATCGCAAACTATTTAATGCAACGTTTAATTCAGATATTGTTACCTTGCCCAAGAATATTTTTGCTGTGGGTATTCGCAAGGGCAATGTTTATATTTATGGTGAGTCAAATGAATATTTGTATATGATTGAACTAACCATTAAGCATTTGGTAAGTGTGGCTCTAACCAAGAATCTGTATCGCGAATTCTACTTTTTGATTTGCGCCTTTGACGGGTTTATGGAGCACCACTATTATTCAGAGCGTAATCAAGTCAAACAGATTGGAGACCTTGAGTTGAAAGATGTCAATGAACTTAAGATGGAAAACCCTAACGAATATGCAAAGTTGCACAAGGATAGCTACGTACTCGGCCAGAGCAACATGAAGGGTGTTTCATACACCCTAAATGTTCCTGACCGCTACTTCTTTTACCTAAATCGCTACAATGAGTATCGTTCAATTCACCAGGGCATCCCATTCTTAAGCAAGAAGTCTCAAATAGTCTTTGGTTCCCAGCCACGTGGAACAAAGTATAATTTTATTAAGCGCCAGGATATTGATATGTCGCCCCGCCAGTACTTTAATAGCACAGCGGTGCCAAAAGATAACATTGTCAGCCCAGATTGGATTCCCCGCAAGGACATGATTCAGTACAGATATATTCTGGACATTGATGGTAACGCTAGTACATGGGATGCAACAGCCTGGAAGCTCAACTCAGGTTCAGTCATTATGAAGTCAGAAAGTGCATGGACACAGTGGTTTTACAATGAATACCAGCCTTGGTCACACTTTGTTCCTCTTAACGAGGATTTTAGCGATATTCAGGAGAAGTTCAAGTGGTGTGAGTCTCATCCTGATGAATGTCAAACAATGATAAATAACTGTAAGAAGCTGTTCCAAAAAGTATATCGCTTAAACAATGTTATTGAGTCAAGTGTAGATACGATTTACAAGCTTAATAGCTTAGTACCCTATACTGTTGGTAACCGTCGTGTATTTATCTTCACAAGAGAGTCTCACGTCATCCCTGGCCTAAATGTCAATAGGCATAATGGTACAACGCCTCTTGAATTAGCTTCTTATGTAAGTAGAAAGCTTAACCCAACGGACCTTATGTTATATTTTAATACAGTTTTGACAGATTTGAACAATTTTAATCTTGAGTCATTAATCTCAAGCTACGACTCATTTAACACAAAGATTGTCTTTGGTGCTGAAAAGAATCTATGGCCAGGTGAGCTAGAATCTGTGCGTTATAAGATTGAAAGTGTCAGTAATTCAAATAATGATTTCAAGTATCTCAATTCAGCATTCTATGTAGCTGAAGCTGGTGAAATGTCGCGTATTTTAGATGAGCGTCTTTTTGATGTCAATAACGTAAATGACCAAGAATACTTTTCACGTGCTTATATAACTAAGCGTTATTCTATTAGTCTTGATTGCCAGCAGAAGATGGTTCTAAATACCTATAAATGTTCTCAGGATGAGATTAATGCTAAGAAGGCAGGTGGTACTCCTTTAATCCATTTTAACGGGGGTCGTTAAAAGATTAGAATAAAAACCTAATTGCACGCGTAGATTCACTATTTTTTGGTTTATCATTTGACATTATATGTCTCATGATAAAATACTATAGTTTTTTATGCTATTTACTGGTTTTGCCGTTGCTGACGGCTTTGTCTCTGGCGCCGTGTCTGGCGTTGCTTTCTGCCACCTTTTTTCGCTAATGATGCAGTAGCTTTAGTTGCTCTTACAGTGGGAGCTAGTCCCACTAATTGTTTCAAAGAATCCTGCTCAGCCGCTACTCTTTTCGCGTGTTCCCTATTTATATTCGCAGCAGCAGCTAATATAGCTAAATTAGCTTTAGTATTCGCAGCAGCAACTTTAGTATTCGCAGCAGTAGCTTTAGTTGCTCTTATCGGGGGAGCTAGTCCCACTATTTGTTTCAAAGCATTTTGCTCAGCTGCCGCTCTTTTCGCGTGTTCCCTATTTATATTCGCAGCAGCAGCTAATATAGCTAAATTAGCTTTAGTATTCGCAACCATGGTTTTATATACTAAACGCAGATTATATTTAGACAGGAGGGTATTTCAAACTGGCACTCTAAAAAAGTGCCGGTTTGAAATACCCACTGGTCTAACGTCTCATACCGAAGTTAAGTACTTCACAGCTGTGGAGTACTTAACTTCGGTATGTTAGTAACCATGTCAAATACCTAAGTTAAGAACACCCTTTAGTGTATTCTTAACTTAGGTATTTGACGGTAAGTATATGTTACTATCATACCAAGGTTAGTAAATGAATTAATACATATTTATATTATTAATAATATAAATAATTATTATAAAAACATAATATCAATAATTAGTTTCTTCAATATCCACTAAAGGCTTATTTTTAATTAATAGGGGAAAGTACGCCTTAATATATTTTAGTACGTTCTTGTATATTTCAATACACTCTTTAATTGTCGGTCGCAAACATGGGTTGACACTAGTCATCATATCACACATATAATAAAAGGGGAAGCTTACCTCATTCTTAATAATTTCATGAACCTTCATATCTACATTAGTTCCCTCAATATCAATAGCGTGAACACTGATATATCTGTGTTTCATTATATTACCATATATTTCACTTAATGTGCGACCCAAGGAAAATATATCCACACTTTTTACTAAGCGTATTTTATCAATCTTATTTTCGATGATATTTTTATGTAATTTTAGCACTTTCTCTTTTGTAATTAGACGGTTATGATAGCGGTCGTGTAAAAAACACTTTGGATAATATAAGCCACCCTTGTTCTGTCTTTTATAGAAATCATCCAAATCTGCGTCATCATATACATAATGATTCGTGTACAATTTAGTATCAAAAGGCCAATATGCATAGTTTTCTTTTAAATAATAGCTGGTAGCATTTCTTACAGTTCGAGATAAGCCAAAGTCGATAAAACGACAATGAAAGGTTCCATCTAAATATCTTTTTGCAACAATATTGGACGGTTTAATATCAAAATGCAGAAAATTATTTTCGTGAAGTAATTCAAGACCGTAAAATAAATTTTCTAAGCCAATAAAAAAATTTATAAGGTCCGATTGATGTACGTCCAAATTCCATAAATCAAAACCACCGTCATTAAATATAAGCAATCGCGGAATTTTGTAGTTCTCTTTTATAATCTTCTGTACTGTCTTTTCAAATCCATCATCACACTTTGAAATTGCGGGTGAACATATACAATCCGCATATATATGATATTGTTGTTCTTCATCCAATTCTTTGATTACACGATTTAATGAAAATTCACTTTCAGCTTCATAATCTTCCATTAATTTAGAAATTTTACCAAGTCTTGGCTCAAACTCATCCTTACATAGTATAGCGGGTCTTATAATACATCCAGTTGTTCCAACACTCACCATTTTTTTATTATTTTTTTGGGTCATGCGATAATTCACAGTCCGATTTTTATGTGTAAATTTCACCATCTATATAACAAAATAAAATGGACAACTAATCAGACTTCTTAGCCTTCGTTTTAACTGATTTATTTCTAAAGATAATGTCTTCCAACTTATTCTTAATAATAACCGCAATTTCAATAATTCTGGTATCAAGAGTGTTATAGCTAAAGAGTTCAACTAGCTCATGTTCCATTTTGAAAATGAAGAAGACCATTACATTATCAAAAGCGATTGCAATATAAGAATCCCGTTCATTTTGCGAAAAGAAATATGTCTCAGTTATAATAATATTGTGACGATTCAGTTTGGTCTTTATTTCCTCACATATATGATTCCATAACGTCTTCAGTTCCTTCTTGTGAAAGCCGTTCATTATTAGATTATATAAATGCAACTAATTATATTTCATTTTTTTAAAATTGAAATATAATTGGAGAGTCAATCATATAAATTTGAATACATAGCCATTTATAAGATTTTATCCGAAGAAAATTATGAACCTGGATTTACTTTTGGTTGTTATTACAGCTTGTATTGTAGTTACGATTGGTACGTGCTGTTTTGTTGCAATTTTCTTACAAGCGTGTAAGAATGAACAAGATGAGCATGAACGACTAGTAGCCACCTTAGTTTAGTCATTGGAGCCCGCAATTCCAGAAAATAAATTTAATATATCAAGATATAAGTTTAAGGATTCATTGACATAGTCAGGATTTGATTTACACAATTTAGCATGAACTTTTAATACTTCTACATCAAATCCAATATACAAGGTAAATAGAACAACAACAAGTCTGCTTATCCAAAGGTGAATTGTATTAGCTTCTTTTTTATCATGTGGCATTAATGATGTAATAATCATAGCAAAAATAAGACCGATAAGACCCGCCGATAAATATACACCCCAATCAAGCATATTTCCTTTATCAAGAAGTCCGATAGCCGTCATAGAAAAAAAGATAGTGGCTAAAATAATTAGATTATTTGATAGTAAGTTTTCTTGTTGTAAACGTTTAACAAGCCCGCTTAAGGTTTGTCCCAGAAGTCCACAGAAAAGGGCGAAAATTAAATATTTGATTGGCCCAGGTTCTAATGAAAACATAAAAAATAAGAGCAACAGTGTAATTATAAATACTGCAATATGACTCATCGGTTTTTTGTCAATATCATTTACTATTGGATTTTCACTACTAATACCTGTTAAAAATAAGCCTCCTAAAATATGAGCAAATGTATTAGCTATAAAATACGGACAACCGGGCATTCCTATAAGTCAAAATTATTTTTATAGTAAATGCTATATATTATTTAATTTTAATCCTACCCTTTTTTGTCTGTCATAAGTATAAATGTCCTCCACCCAGCGCGCGCTCGAGAACGTAAGTGGAAATCGCCGTTCGTACATCGCCACAAAAAACTTCAAATACGATTTTTATATATACAAAGGCGAAAGTCTGATACGTGTTACTGAGGACGAAACGCTATGCCCGGCAGGTCGCGTTCTAAGAGAGTCTGGTCGTAGATTATATCCAGGTGCCAATCCCGGAATTAATCAATATTATGTTGGTGTTTATGACCCTGTTACATTCTTAAAAGGTTTCATTGACCCTAATGGTGGAGTATTTGCTGAGTTCAACACAAACAAGCCCAACTATCTTGACGACAATTACAGTGATGATGGTGATGACGATAATTCATTGGGACCAGATGCCGGCGACCCTGTATATACAAAGGGTAATATAACTGCCGTAGGTTACAACTCAACTGGTAATGGTAATAATAACTATATTCAGTTAATTGACGAAGCTTCAAATAGTACCGCTTATTTAGGGTTTGACACAAAAGACGAACCCTACGTAGAGTGCCGTACTGATAACAATGTTGGCGGTGACTCTACCGCTGGTATCTACACACACGGAACTACTGCGGAATTGTACGCTTATGGAGGTTCTAATGGTGAAGCGCAGATTGAACTCAATGCTAACGGATTTGTCGGCGCGTATGCCTCAGATGGCAGCATTTATAACTCAGGAGTTTTGCACCCTTACAACACATGCGGTAATCTCACACTTAATACCTCCGGCGTCGCGACTGCCACTGTTCCTGCTGTATCTAACCCAGTAGTTATTGTTGGGCGCAAAGTCGCGTTAGGAAGTAACCAAGGCTTTTTACAATGGTCTATCACTGGTACAACATTAACAATTACATCTACCGATAGCCGCGACCGTTCAGAGGTAAGTTGGCTCTTGGTAAGCTATGACAATAATGATTAAATGTTTTAGCTAATTTTTTTGCATATATATATATATAATATATTAATACAAAAAATAACATTTTTTACAAAATCTAAATCAACAGACATTTAGATAAACCCTTCATTCCGTTACATGAAATAACGTGACCCACCATCTACGATATCATTGTAATAATGATATATATTATCTCTTTCATCTGGATTTTTTAAGGCATCACTAGAATTATACAGTAGTTCTGTCTTGATTACAATTCGACGCCCAGATAGTACCTCATCACAACGATGTTTAAGATGTTGATGAAAAGCAATAAAGGTCCATGTAGTATTTTTGCTAGTTTCAAATATAAACAGACTTTTATCATCACGTTCAATCGTCAAAGTTCCACCAGTATGCTCAATATAATCAATAGCAGGAGGGAAAATGAGTAAGGTTGCGTAATGTAGTTTATGAGTTTTTGCATCACTATGCTCCTTAAAGAATCCACCCTGTGTATATTCAATAACGTCATACTTGTGGTCATTCGGTAACCATCGTACGTACTCTTCTCTATCGGTCGGAACGAGTTCTCTAATATGTGTTGTAGCCTTATTACTATCCATAATAAATTCTATAACACTTCGAAAATGAGTAGAATTACGTATATTTGTCATTTCAATATTATCACCACGAATTCCTACTGTAGATTGTCGCCCCGTCCCCGATATGAGTAGGTCATCGATAGTACCAAAACGTCGTCTTCCAACGGGGTTAATGCTACATTTATATATCAGGTCTGGAATTTCAAATTGTACAATAGAAGTACTTAACATTTATTGGAGTAAATACTTAAAAAATAGTAATATCAATTTTAGACTTCTTACATATTTGAAATATCAAATATATAGTATATTTTAATATTCACCGGTGGCATAACGACGTGTCCATTCCTTAGCAGTTTCATCAAACTCAGCACGCTTGTTCATGTACTGGTCAGCAATATCAGGCATAAGTGGGTCCTTAGGATTAGCATCTGTAAGAAGACTACAAATACTTAGAAGTACCTTGCCAACATTTAGAGCAGGAGACCAATTATCCTTGAGAATATCAAGACAGATATTACCGGTACTTCCAACATTAGGATGATAAATCTTTGTTGTGAAAATTACCTTTGGTGGCTTAAAAGGATAATCCGTGGGAAAATGAATCTCTAGCTTAAATACTCCACCCTGGTAAGGACTGTCGCTAGGTCCCATAATTACAGCATCCCACTTGTAAACGTCTTCACCGCGTGGTCCAGCACTACAATTATCTGGTGAATCCTTGCGCAGGTCCTGAATTTCCTTTAGAATTCGACGTGCTGCCATTCCTTGTTCTTTTGATATGACAAATAACAAAAAGACCGGTTTCAAATTTTAACTGAAAAACCCCTTTTCCACCACAGCATCTCATTCTAATCATTTGGTGTTGCCCCAACCTCGCAACAACCGCGTCATGACCATCCCACAGTTCTTTGTCAGCTGGCTTTGCCAAATGACTAGAGCTTTCGTTTATGTCACGCCCGTAAATGTTTTATTTACTGCCCCAAGCTCGCAGTAACCCATCGCAACCACCTTAATATCATGTTAGCTTTCAATGAAAGCTTACAAGAACGATTTTGTTGCACCCGTTTTATTACTTGCCCCAACCCCGCAAGTAATCGTCGTCGTCCTTCCCACGATTTCGAACCAGTTAGTCCTACTTTCATTATGACAACGCCCGTTAGTCTAATGCCTCCTCCATGCATTAGACAGTCGTGACCCGTCCTCCCATTAAACAGTCACGTCCTGAGCCTTAGCTCTTGACTATTGGTTTCTTGTTTATTGTGTGTTCAATTTTTTGTTATTTTTGTAATTTTTACACTATTCGTCATAGTGATTTCTGCCAGACTCTGTTATGACCGATTGCAAATAGATGTTTCAAATCTGTGCGTCCATCAATCTTATCTCGAATAGCCTTACACACGTCTTCGTGTCCATGAAACCATCCAGCAGGATTTTCTAAGAATAAGGATGCATCGTCCATGACCAAGTAACCACCTGGTTTTAGCATAGGTATATAATTCAATATATCCTGACATACAACTTCGTAATTATGCCCTCCATCAATAAAAACTATATCATATGGACCTGATGCGTCGGCTTCATCAATTATATCTCTATCGTTTGAAAGCCCCTTAATAATATTTATATTGTCTATATCGACGTTCATTTTCGATAAATTATTGAAAACCGCATAAGAATAATTCGTGTTATCATAATTGCTATATTTGTCACCTAAATTCGTAAGTGGCGTAACCCCATAAATTTCGCATTTTTTACTCATTTGATTAGCTAATAGTTGGATAATACCCAGTGTGCGACCTTTATAAACTCCTATTTCAATAAACTTAAACTGGTCTGCTATAGACATGACCAACAACTGCCAATTCCAGCAAAATGAATGTTCCCCAAATCCTTCAGCTGAATGAAAAGCTCTACTCAATTCCATATTCTTTTCCGTAACATTTTTATCAAATTCATTGTATATTATCTCATGCTTTTTTTTATCACCAGTTTGATAAAATTGTATAACTTCCTCTAGTGTTTCAAACATGTACTATTATTTATATAATACATATTTAAGTCATATTAAAAGTAATTTTATGTGCTAATAATAAGATGGTGAAACATATATCTAAACAGACCTTAATAATTATTGCTGTTTTTATATTATTGCTAGTAACAATATATCTAATTTATTTATACTCAATACCGTATAGACCACACGTTAAGTCTATACATGTGATTAATCTTGATAAGGATACAACACGGTGGGAACATATATCACAAACTACAAAAATGTTTGGACTCCCGGTTACAAGGTGGTCTGCCACGTACGGAAAAGACTTAACACAAACTGAAATGGCACAACAAGGAGTTGGTTATGCCATGACACGTTCAGGCAAGGGCTCATATGATGAGCAGAACAAAGACCTGCGGAATCAAGGGGTTGTAGGATGCTATCTTTCACACAGAAATTTATTAACTCATCTATCAACCCTTGATGTACCAGAGTATTATGGACATTTAGTTTTAGAAGATGATGTAAACATACCAGCTAATTTTTTACATACAGACGATGAATGGCACAAGGTCTATAAAACTGTCCCCTTAGACTGGGACCTTGTCTATATGGATATTACTAAACCAGTGGGAAACTTAGTTGCACCTAACATCATGAAGCTTAAATATAAGATTAGTGGAGATAGTGGTAATTGGGGCACCCATGCATATTTAGTTCGTCATGGTTCAATAAAAACAAAGATTTTACCATGGCTTACATATATGATTGATTCCTATGATGAACAGTTAAAGATGAAATTCAATGAATGGAACTGTTATGCAGTAGTCCCTGGCATAATTCCTTTGAATCAAGAACATTCGAAACATTCAAGTATTCAAAAAATAGAATAATGAATCATTACTGGGTGTGCGAACGCAGTGTCATAGGATGATGAGGAACCTTCCGACTAATGGTAAGTGTCTGAAAACGCATAAGAACAAGACCCACAATTGCTGACCGTTCATCAAATGATAGATGAGGATAGTGTTCATCAACAAGTCGCACAAGTCGCTGTGTAGCATCAACACGCGGGCTCATCTTACGATTAAATGCAGATACAAGAAACGCAACGTATTGGTCAAGTGTATCCATTTTTTGTTTGATTGATTTTATACAACAGAATCAATCAATTTTAAACAGAAATAAGGACAAAGTAAAATTAGGCTAAAATGTAAAATAATAATAATCAGAAAATATAATGGCATGTGTAAAATGCCAAGAGAATCCCGAAGCACACAGTTTCACACTGTTTGGACAGTTTAATGGTGCCAATCTTTATTATACAGCACCTGCACGTGTTCTTGATTATAAGGAAAGTGAAGAAAAAATTGTTAACTTCAAAAAGCATCTTGATTTGGCAAGAAATAGTCCATGGATTTGGGTATTTGATTGTGCTAATATGCAAATGAAACATTCTAGTTCTTTGAACTATACACGTCGTCTTGCTCAGATTCTAGCAAATGAACATGAGAACTATTTACAGGCCATCTGGATTATTCGTCCCAATACCTGGATTAAGACAGTTCTTAAATTTTTGAAAACTCTATTCAAGACAGCACTTCTCAATAAGGTTATCTTGATGGAAGGTGAAAAACTAGAACTGTATGTTAATCTTGAGAAGAAAGGAATAAATGGTAAGCCATTACAATGGATTAGCAACGTGATTACACTTAAACCCGAGCATCCTTTACCTGTTTTATCTTAGTCTCTATATTAGAAACATGCGCAAGTCAATGACATTATTTTACAGAAAACCAGGGCCTTTTACAGTGATTGCGAAAACAACAAATTGTAAACCTCAAGAAATAGCACGTGTTCAAACTGATGGGTCTTTCAAGATTCAACCTCACATTCTATCACGTACTGCAATTATATTAAAAACACATGAAAATGAGAAATATAATTTAATGACAACATATTTAAATCATAAAAATTCTACAGAATCAGAGTGGTGTTCAGTATTAGATGGTATATTATTTAGTATGAAAAAAGAGATACATTCTATTGAGTTAGAAAATGATAACCTGGGTGTAATGTCAAGTTTAATAAATAGACGTAAGCCCAATGGATATTACTCTGAATATTACGCATATATATTTGACTTAACGAAAAATATGGAGTGGGTTAGTATAAGATGGATTCCAAGAGAGTTAAATAAATCAGACCGGTTATTTAGATTGTAGATAAATAGGTATAATAGAAACCTATAATGGTGTATGTAATTTGAGTATAGTAGATTTTCTGAGCAAAATCAACACTTTTAATAGAAAGACAAATATAAATAAGACCTAACATAGAATATATAAATCCGGTGTAACAATTTATAATTCTATTTATGATTTTATGGTCTTGCATATTATATGATATTAAATATTTAATATCATATATCATATTTTTTATAAATTATAACCTATAATAAGGTCCATTCTTTTGGAATTAAATCAAACGCGTTATCTTTTGACCATTTTTTAGGTACTATAACACGATTTCTACAGCCATAAGCTCCTAAAAAAGCACCCCACCAACTAAATGTAGAATTTGCACATACTGCACCTGAGGTACATAAACTCATTAATGCCAATGTTTCAATTTCTGAACCCTTAAAAATTTCAAAATTGGTCGACGCAAAAAATGGGTCGCTCTTGAAATAGTCAACATCATCACTTACTAGAAATACCTTATAATTTATTGATTTATCAAATAAATCCCATGCTTCTTTGTAATATTCAATTCCATTAACCAAGTGGTAACGATTATTTACATAGTCACCACGTCTAACATGAATAAAAATCGCATTAGTGAAATCCATTTTATCAATTAAAGATTGACGATATGCGGTCAATCTTTTGAGTAAAATTTCTCTTATATCTTTTTCAAAAGGGGCAATTGTTGGGTAATATTGGTAGAATCCGCACAAAAGGGTTCCATTATCAGCTAATTCTATATTCCAATTTGAATATGGTGTTATAGGCGAAAGAACATTATATTCTCTATTCATAAAACTCATAAAGTTCAAATGTGTAATTTCTATTTCCTTACCAAAATCTTTTAATAATATATCATAGTAATCGAGTTTATTAACATTATGTTTGCAATCTGTATTTTTTAATAGATATATATTCAAACCTTTGCTTTTATTAATTAAATAACCAGCTACAGCCTGAAATATTTGATTACCAAGCCCTCCATATATATAACATAAGACGCCATCAATAGTATTTTTAGGTATTAGTTGATACTGCCTTCTAATATGTAATATTAGTCTATCAAACGGTGAAAATCTACTTGGTAAATGATAAACATCAGTGATTCGATTTTTAAGTGTATCTATAATTTTATCTTTGCTAATATCTCTCCAGTCTTCAGCCAAACCATTTGGAGGGCCTCTTCCAAATAATCTATAATTATCAATAATAATAATAGCATCGTTTTTGAAATAGGTACAAATCTCCTCAGCTTCTTGAATTAATGGACAGTCTCTTTCACCACGTCCAGTATCTCCTGATGAATAATGTCCATCTAAATAAAATATAGCATTGGTCTTTATTGTTGGTAATAATACCTTAAATATTTTGTAGCTGTCACCTAGATGAAAATTAATGAGATTGCCCTTGTACTTATTTTTACATAAGTTATAGTGTTTTTCTGATATTTCTATAGTATCAACATGCGTGAATTCTGCACAAACATTGAACACAGATAGTCCATCACCTGTTCCAGATTCTATAAAGTGATTATAGCTTTTATAATCACCTTTTAGTTTTTTTAAAAATTCAATATCAAGAAAGGGCATTGCTTTTTAAAAACAACTTATATTTAAGTATTAATAAAATAACCAATATTTTTAAACATATAAAGATAAAAAGATAGTTTATTTTATATTATGCCAAATGATTGTTGGAGCAATATTACAATTACAGCTAATAAGACCGATTTGAATGACATACTTAATAAAGAGTTAAAAGAAATACCAGATTGGGCTCTTAAAATTAGAGAAAGAGGAAAAGAGGCTGTACGACTAGACTTATGGAGTGCATGGGGTCCTGATTTTAGGTTATTTGAAATCGTAATTGAGAAGTATCCTTCGTGTTGGATTAAAAATCTATGGAGTGAAGAGGGTGGAGATGCAGGTATATGGATTGGTACAACGCGCCATGGTCAAAAATATATTCAAGAAATGTCTTGGGTTGATATGTGTCTAGAGGAAGAATCACATAGATTTCGGAAGAATAGTATAGAACACCATAATGAGACATTTAAAGATAATATAACAGACGAAGACGTGGAGATAAGTACAGCACCATTACCTAGTCCTGTTAAAAAGGTTGTTATAAAGAAAGATTAATAAGTGGGTTAATTATGTCCAAAGTCTACCATATTCAACTTCAATATCCATGCTAAAAGTTTGATGGCCACTACAAGGTGTAAATGTAAACTCACTAAAATAGATTATGTTGTTAATATAAAAGAAATCAATTCGTACAAATTCAAATGGTTTTGACAATAGACAAGCTATGTTTAGCATTTTATCATAATAAAGAGGTTTATCTATTTCACCTAATTCATTGGGCATTATTGAATTCCAATGTATATCATATATATTTTGTAAGTTTCCTGCTCCGTATTTTACACTTACAATTACAGGTTTGCCATATATACAACGAAACATGTATGTATCAGCTTGACCTGTAATACCATCTACTTTTTGTTCTATAAAGAATCGCGGTTTGATATAAGTATATTGTCTTTCTTCTGTATATGAATATACACGATTCCACTCCCTTAGAGATTGTTTAACTGATTCAACACAAGTAAGCTTATTTATATTTATATTCCATTTACTACCATGCGATGACTTTATAATATGAGAGTGATTTATATCTTTTTTTGAAAAATCATTTGGGTAGCTGAGTATTCTGATAATAGGCGCAATACTAATTTCATCATTACAAATATGTTTTACAATTTTTTTTGCTTCTATTTTATCAACATAGGGTGCAAAGCGCTCATCAAGTTGTGTTTTATAATAGTTGATTTTTTCGTAAAAGGCCATATCTGACCAGTTTGGTGGCTTTTTGAATGAAAAAGCCACCATTACTGTTAGTTATAGATATTTATATATTTAGGTAGGCATTGCGCATATCATTAATACTTCTTTAAAGGAATAAGTGTTTCCAAAACCTTAAAATAAATAGTTTGTTTATTCGTAGGAAAGAAACACACTTCTATATCTTCTCCATTACCATCATCTACACTACTGTATTTATCAGTTGATTCAAGTATTTCTCTTTTATATATTTCAATAATATAAGCACTCTCTTCAAGTATTTTATATTTATATTCAGTCCAACCTTGTGAATTAACAACTATGTCATAGTGTTCTTTTTCACGAAGCTTAACAGTCATTGATAATATTTGTGGTAGCCATTCAGGTTGTCGTTGAGGGCGTTCCCAAATAACCAGTTTTTCATCTTCTGGATAAGGTGGGGCATGGTCTTCAACATAATAGTAACCATCAAACGTGATATAACCTTCTTTACCATCGCATTTGTATTCAATCGCTTCTTCGTGAATATATGGTAATCTTGAAAAATTACCATTTGTATGATTAAGATAGATTTCTAAGGTGGTCATAATATTTATAGTATTTAATATTATAAATATTTAAATCTTTTATTGTAGTATATTTAGACTGATAGTTATTTAAATAACTTTATAAAAGTAAAGAAATACATATCAATTTAAATCTTCTTTTTCACATTTGCCACTTACACAATATAAAGTACCATTTTTTCTTGTACCATATCTAGTACCCTTATATTTTTTAGAGTTTGTTAAGTGTAAAAAATCTTCTATAATTTTTAAATCCCTGAGGGACATAACATGCTTTTCAAGTTTCCATAATCTTAATGCCACCTGCTTTTTTGAACCACTTTTTGTAACACCATATTTTTTTGTGAGATTTTGTAAAGTATCCATAGATAAATCTTTAACCTTTCTTGTCTTATTAACCATATTTCTATTTTATGAGTTGGAAAATTAAATGAAATTTGGTCTAAACCTTGTTCTTAGCAAGATTTGAGTTCTTCCAATTTACGGGCAAAGGCTTATTTCCCTTCATTGTAGGAGTACCAAGTATATTTTGTGAAGGCAAAGGGCCTAATCCATGGTGAAATTGCTGTTTAGCATACCATGATGGTGCCATACTTGGTACATTGGCCCAGTCAGCGGGAGGTGATGACTGTCTGCGCGGGTCGTTGAGTGGTATATTCATACCCATTTTGCGCCCTTCGGTTGCCCACTGTTGCCACATTAAATTACTAATCTGCTCTTGTTGTTTTCCATGATTTGCGTTTGTAGCACCATAATTAGAAGCAGACTTGAATTCAGGTAACTTAGCAGAGTGGCGCATAGCCGCCTGCCACATGGGGGTATTTTTGCGCTTTACCATTCCACCATCTCCATCTGTTTCCATTAATTTCTTCTTATCGGCATTTGAATAGCCTTCATAGAAGTCAACAACTTCTTCAGGGTCACCTCTTAAATATGGATTCCATGTCTGTATTTCTGGAGGCGCTGTATATCTAGTACCAACAGGTTCACTGGCTAGTGTCCAATTTTTCCACGTTGAGCTAGGTACAAAGGTCTTTGAGTTAGGCTGTGGCCAGCCAGGCATCATTGATGCATTTTTGGGTGTTAGTTTTCCCTTAGAATAATTATTCCAACTTTGCGCAACTCTATTTTTTAAATAAGCAGGGGTAGTATTTACAGGCATTACACTTAATCCGGAAACATTGCGTGATGGTGCCGGGCGATTCATTCCATAAGCACCTACACCCGCTGGTGTAGTGCCCTTTCCTAAAGGTGTTTTATTAGCCATAGCTCCTGTAGCTAAGGCAGTAGCGGCTAACACAGACTTAAAAACTCCACCTTTACGGGTCTTGTTTTTACGAACACTTGTACTACGTTTAGTTCTGGTAGGCATGGTTTCTAATATAGAGATATAAAAATTGGATATAAAGTATATTTCTAAATATTTAATAGAATAATATGAAGATTTGTGTATTAATGTTTTTCGATGAAAATATTAAAGAATACGCGGAAATAAATTATAATATAAATAAAGCATACTGTAAAAAATATGGAATAGATTTAATATTAGAACAGGTCAGAGAATATAATGATGGTCGTCACCCTGCATGGGAAAAATTACCAACAATATTGAAGAATATAAATAACTACGATTATGTAATATGGATTGATGCTGATGCTTTTTTTTACGAAGATGCGCCTAATATAATTGATTTAATAGAAACATATAATCATGCCAATATAATATTTTCAAATGATGTGGGAGATACTAGAATAAATACTGGAGTTATGATTCTTAAAAATTGTGAATATAGTGTAGAATTTATTAATTTTTGGGCATATGATAAACATTATTTTAATACTAATCCTCATCCAATATTTTGGGAGCAAGGTGTTATGATGCAATTGTATGAAGATAATGTGCTAGATATAAAAAATAACAGTATATCATTATATTATGGTATGATACAAAGTTTTTATCTTAAAGATAAAAATGCGCTAACGCCATTTATACATCACGCCGCCGGTAGAACTAAAGAGGAGCGCATTAATGTATCTTCTATATATTATAATAATTTTACAGAAAAAAAAGTTTAATAATTTATCGTATAATTAAATATAAAACTCAAGCATTCTTAGAATTCTTGAGTTTATGAACAAAATAATATTAGCAACTCTATTTAACTATATAAAATTGAAAATAGTAATAAACTATGTCAAATCAATAAATAATATGGGTGATTTTCTTCCTGGTTATGTTACTACTTTTGCTGATGCAACCTTTAATACAAATAAGGCAAATCTTGTACTTGTAGGCCAGGAGAATGGAAAGATATATGGGAATTTTAATACCAAGGATGAATTATTTAATACACTTTTGACCAAGACCTTTACTAATCCAAAGATGTGTTATTATAGTCCCCTAATTACATTTACTATATCCGAGCTGAATAGTCTGAGTGATAAACGTATCTATCTTCTTAATGATAAACAGGTAGAGAAGATTCGTATTAGCTACTCAAAAATCTTCAGTTTAATCTAGATATTTAGACACGTACCAACTTAGGCGTATTTATTAGACCAGCGGTCATTTAGAAACTACCAAAATTACTATTTTAATACAAATTTGGTCATTTTTAGTTTAAAAGGACCAAAACAGTTAAAAACTTATCGACAATGTATAAATGATTTAAAGAGGTGTAATTTTATATATAGCATAGTATATTATGGCAACAAAACCGCGTATAATTTTATTTGGTAATTCACATGTATCTGCGTTTTCTGGTGAAGATCGTATAGTTGGTGATGGGCTTATTACATTCGAATCTGATAATTTTATCTATGCCGTTCACAGATTAGGACCTTGTACTTCATATAATTTCTTTTGGAATCCAAACTACTATCAGAAAGTTATAAGTATTTTAGAACATAATAACATTAAGGACGAAATTGTTTGCCTATTAATTGGTGAAATAGATTGTAGAGTTCACATTGGTATCAATTCTGAACTAAAATCCAAACCTTTGGACGAATGTATTGAAGAAGTTATCGATAGGGCAAATATATGTTTATTAGACCTTAAAAAACGCGGATATAAAGTATTAGTAATTGCCGTCCAACCTGCCTCAACTGATGGACCTAGTACGAATCCAAATAATCCTATGCATGGTACCTATGAATATCGTAACAAATTAACACAGGAATTTAATACGATGTTAGAGCGCAAGGCTAAAGTACATGACTACATGTTCTGTAGTATTTATGATAAGCTAATGATAGATAAATATACTCCAAACATGACTTATTTTATGGACTATGTACATTTACGTGGGTCATTAGTCAGACCGATGTTCGATGAAGCGCTTTCTAAAGTTATCAATAGGACTTGAATTAACAAATTAACACCCCAAAAACGACCAAAATTAATACAAAACGTCCAAAGCGTGCCAAAAAGCCAAAAAGAGTAAAAAGACTTGAAATTACCAAAAATGACCAATTTTAAAAACAAAATTGGTCATTTTTCAAATTAAAGCGACCAAAAACGCAAAATTTAATACAAAAAAGTCAGAACGACCAATATGGTCAAAATTAATACAAAACGCCAAAATTAATGTAACAATCACCATATAAAAACTCCATAAAAAGCCCCT